GGTGTTGCTCTTCATCCCTCATGTGGAATGAATAAGTGGGTTGTGTTACATGAACTTGCACACACTGCTGGACATATGCACCACGACTTACCTTTCCGTAAGGCACTGGTGAAATTGATTTCTCGGTTCTTAGGAACTGAAGTTGCGAAGGAACTGAAACGTCAGTTTCGGGCACACAAAGTTAAGATGAGTGTTTCTCAGACCATCAAGTCGCCTGAGAAATGGTTAGAAGATTATAACAAGATGGCCGCAATGCGGTTAAAAGTGAAAGGATAATTATGACATTATATTTGGATATGGATGGAGTGATTGCTAACTTCTTTGATGGATTTGCAAAGATGCATGGCAAGAGTCATTGGAAACTGATACAGGATAAAGAGAAGGCAATTGCAACACTACGTTACACTGACTTCTTTAACACCTTAGAGAAGTTTCCTACATCAGATGCACTAGTTGAGTTTGCTCGTTCAACAGGGGATTGGGGAATTTGCTCCTCACCACTAACTGGAGATCGTGACAACTCTGCATACTGGAAACGTGTTTGGTTAACTCGTATGGGGTATCTGCCTGACTTGGATAAACTAATTTTCACTGGTATGAAAGAAAAGTATGCCACTGATAAATTGGATGGGAAACCAAACATCCTAGTCGATGACAAACCATCGAACATTGACCGTTGGGTTAAAAAGGGTGGAATAGGTATTCTCTATCAGGCTAATGAGAACTCATTGGAAGATTTAATCGAGAAAATTCGTAAGTCATTGATTTAAAAGGGAAAGAAATTTCCCTTTTTTTTCAAAAATGCCTTGACTTTTGTTGTAAGAACATCTATACTGTATATGTAAGTTGAGAGAAAGAGGTAAAAAAATGTTTCGAATTCCTAGTTTTTATGAGATGCCTGAGATGACTTTTGATGAAGCAACTCAGTTGATTGAACGTCTGACTGACGGTGGTTTGCTTGAAGGTATGGAATACATGAACAAACAGTGGGATAAGTATCTTGCTGAAGAACGTGCCTTCCTCAAAGGTGAGACTGATGAGAAAACCTATGGTGACGATGATGACTTCTACGATCACTGGCAATATGAAGTGAACGCCTTCAACGTAGTGTTCGAAGGTATGAGTAAACTATTTGCTCCAAAGGAGACTGTATAATGAAAGTTCGTAATTTCCGTTTTGTTTCTGACCCTGGCCACGGTTACTTGCGTGTGCCTCTTGAAGTTCTAAAAGAGTATGGTGTGATGTTCAAGATTTCGCCCTTCTCTTTCAAGTCTGACAAGTTTGCATACTTGGAAGAAGACTGCGACATGACAACATTTGTTGATGCAGTTCGTGCCGCTGGTGATGATGTGCAGTTCAAAGTGTCTTACACTAACAACGATGCATCATGCCGCCGTTACCCACGTTTCCCAGAGACTATGGGTTATATTGAGTATCGTAAAGAAAAGTATGGTTTCTAAAGAAAGGATAAGTATTATGATGAAAGTGATTGGAACAATTATTGGAGTGAGTGGTTTCCTTCTTCTGATGGGAGTCGCTGGTTCTGACTGTGATGGTGCGTGTATGGAAAACGCAATGTCAATTGGTGACACAATTCTGTATGGATTGCTTGGATTGGCTATGATGGTAACAGGACTCTTTATAGGGGGTGCATTTAATGCCGAAGAATAGTAATTTTCGAAACTTCTGTGTTGAGAAATATTATCAACATAAGAAGGAAGTTCTTAATTGGGAGAAACACGTTTGCACTGAAGAAATGGGAGAGTATTTTGGACGCACAAAATATTTTCTAAAATCTCTTTACAAGCGTGAAGTATTGGGTTACAATAACAAAGTGAAATAAGTGAGGTATATATTATGAATGTTCTAGAATTTGAAGCAGACTCAAGTGTTGATCTAAACATGAGTTCTTTGCAGGGCTATGTTTCAACAACGTATGAGAAACTGGTAGACTTGTTTGGTGCTCCCACTTACTCTGATGCAGACCCTAACGAAAAGGTGAATGCAGAGTGGCAGGTTGAAGCAAAAGTCTACGACCCCGAAGACGATGACAGTGTGTATGTCAAGTTCTCTATCTACAACTGGAAAACTGGTAATGTTCCTGTTGAGGAATATAACTGGCATGTAGGTGGGTATGACTCATATGCAAGTATCATTGCAAATCAGATTATAAATGGTTAAACAATGGGACTCATGCCCGCATACTACACTACGAACAACACTCGTAGGCGTAAGAAAAAGAAGAACGTCAATCCGTCCAAGTATGAGATGGATTGGCGAAAGCACAACAAATTCCTAAAATCTATTAGATGCCAGACAATTACTCTTGAAGAGTATATTGATTATTGTCATGGCAAGTCAAAGTCGGGAAAGTGTTATGGTAGCACGTCAGTCTCCAAAACTGAAGGCCGAGGTTCGACTCCTTGTCCCGATGCCAATTCCTATCGTAGAGAGACACCAGATATTCCTAGTGTAGGCAGTCTTGTGGGTGTCGCTACGAAGAAAGAGATGCCAGTGTATACTGGAAACGCTGTCATTGGACAAGCGTATAACAAGGGTGGACTACAGGTGTTGTCCACACAAGAAGCAAATGACCCAATGACGGGCAAAAGGAGATAATTATGCAATTCACTGTGACAGAGTGGCACCAAGTGGCTTCTCGTAAAACCTATGATTGGGATGAGGATATGATTATTGAGGATTTCGGTTCTGTTGAACGACTCATTGAAATCATCTCACACCAAGAGCAAGAAATGTTTGGTGGTATGGAGCCGCAAGGTGAAGAACCAACAGACGAAGAAACAGATAAGTTTTGGGAACTGACTTGGGAAACAGATTATGACCGTGATGACGATTGGTGGACTGATCGCAAGGGTGGTTATGACGTAACAGTAAAGGTGGATGACTAATGGCAAATCATGTGCATTTTTCGGTGAACTTTCACCAAATCAACGATGCGGCAAAAGACAAACTGAAAGAACTTTTTGGACGCATTCGTGAAGATGGAAACTATCGTTGGTTCTCTGATATCTTTGTTGAGGGTGACTTGACATATGAAGAGACAGAGAAGTATGCATGGACAACAGAAAACATTGGCCCTAAGTGGTGTTATTTTGAAGACTATGATGCAGAAGGTGAACCATATTTCAATGGTGAGGCTGCATGGAGCGCCCCAGAAGAGGGACTAGTCAAACTACTAGAAATTCTAGAAGAGTATGACCCCAACATCATTACATCTATGACGTATGAGGATGAGATGCCAAACTTTGTGGGTGTCTATGTCTATGACGGTTCAGAGTGTTATGATGGGTTCGAAGACGAATGGGAAGAGTTGCGTGATCGTGTAATCTCTGTATCAGAAACCCTAACTGAAGAGTCTTGGAATGAAGACGAAGAAGAGTGGGCAGATGAGGATGCCGAAGATACATTCCGTGAGGAAATGTGGGAAGTCATTGGTGATTCTCAATGGGACTTAATCCATGAATGTGTAGAACAACTCAAGGCAGATCAAGCAGAGCGAGAAAACACAGTCGGATGCTAGTAATGAAACCAGTGGACTATAGGGTCGCAACCTTGTTTGTGCAAGAGCGTCACTATAGTCCAGTGATGCCCAAACTTACAAAACACCATCTAGGAGCCTACCAAGACGATGAACTGGTGGGTATTCTGACGTTGGGTTGGGGGACTAATCCTATGGGAACCATTAAGAAGATGTTCCCAGAACTAACCACGGCAGACTACTATGAGATAGGTAAGATGTGCATGGATGATGCAATGCCTAGGAACTCTGAGACTCAAATGATGAGTGCCACGATTAAGTGGATGAAACAGAATACACCTAATGTGTCATATCTATACACATGGGCAGATGGTATTGTAGGTAAGCCTGGTTATGTCTATCAGGCAGGGAACTTCCTATATGGTGGTTTTATTTGGAGTGATGTGTATGTTACTGAGGAAGGTGAGAAGGTTCACTTTCGAACAATTCAACGCAAAATGAAGAAGGAAATGGGACGTGAAGATACTAAGTATGGCCCTAGACCTAATGATGCCAAAATGGGGGAGTTGGGATTTTCTCGTGTCTTTGGCAAGCAGTTTCGTTACATATACCCTCTAACAAAAAAGGCAAGGAAGTATCTAAAAGGCCCCCAAAGCAACATGGATTGGACATTACCATATCCAAAGGATGGTGACTTGCAGTGGAAGATAAAGAAGCCCGGCGAGACACAATATCTATTGACAAACACTATACCTTATGATTATAATGGTTCTAGTGTTAAACATAATTCTAGTAATGTAAATAAGGTGATAGACAAATATGGAAGCGCAACACTTGAACAGTTCATGTGATACATTCACAGTTGAAAATATTTCGTTTGGTGACTTAAATCAAGACGAATTGGCAACAATGTTTACAGATGGTAGACTTGCATCACACTTCCTAGAACGTCAACTGACAAAGTGGTATCCAGATTTAACCTTTGTGGACAAGAAGGGATACGATCACCTAGATGAGCAGGGTAATAAGTATGATCAGAAGTGTTTCACCAAAGGTGGACTAGGGTTCGCACCATCTCATATGGGCGGGAAAGGACGTGTATTTGTTCAAGAAGAAGCACACGATCATGCAAAGGATATTACCTATATTTGTTGTGATGTTGTGGATTTTCCTACTGTTAGAGTTAAGTTCTCTAAAGGTTCTGATCTTATAGTGGACTATCCAAAATGTAAGATACCGTTTTCGAAACGTAAGGAGTTTTTCGGTGAGTGATGAAAAGTATGTTGTTGTAACAACAATATCTCAATTTAAGATTCGTTATGCAGTTCCAATGAGTGAACTACAGAAGGAAAACGAACTTGCACCAGTAGACCCTAGATGGGCTCTGGATGGTGTCACTTGTAATGACTATGAAGAGTTCTCACAAGAACATTTGGGTGAGGTAATCACTGATTGGTGTGTTGAGGATGAAGAACAAATCCTAGAACGGTTCGACAGAGAGAATGACTATCTCGCTGGTTGGACTAAAGAACAGAAACTAAAAAATATTAAAAATAATGGAACACCTCATGACCGAAGATATGAAGAAGACTGAAGTGATTGAAATCAACCATGCTCCTAATTTTGATGTGGAGAAGGTTATTGAGCATTACAAAGAAAAGGACGGCGTAGATATCAAATATGTCTGCACTAGCGATTTAAAAGCGAGTGATGTGCCGGTAGATATTTTCTTTAGAGAGACACCGCATCCAGAATTTGGTAATCGGTATTTTGGATTGTATCTCGACACAATTCGTGACGCTGTTATGATAACAGATGCAGATATTATAGATGGACAAGAGTTTGCCATGATTCAGGCAGATGATGGATCGTGGTATTATAGTTCGTGTCACCATGATAACGTGATGATTGATGGAAAACAGATTGACGGTGGACGTGTGTATCATCGTGGATATGGTTTTGAACTGTTTATATTGAAAGATGGTGAGTTCGAAAGGGCA